CTTCGCTTAGTTTGACGATTTGGCTCTCAAGTTGCCTTACCTCTGTAATTGCCTCGCTCTTGACGCGAAAACCAGCTAATGTGTGAAGGAATAATCGGACTCCTAGCTTAAGCACTTGAGAGGCTAATTCAGGATTATCCTTTGGCAACCACTTACAGATTAGGTCTTCTGGGATTAGATAAACCCCTTGCAACCCGCCCTCTGTTTGAATTTGAGCCTGTTTTAGTAATCCTAATCCTAACCCCATTGTGTTACCCCCTTGTAACCCGCTCCCTGTTTGAATTTGAGGGTGATTTGGAGATTCAGAAGTTACCCCCTTGCTATTTTCTTTAGGTAGCCGGTTTAATCGCATAGTGATAGCGTTGTGGCTTTTCCCAGACATACGAGCATATCCTTTGATTGAGGCAAAGCTTTCACCGGTCTGAGTGTCGATAATTAGCTCGATGCCGTCGTGATCAAAACGTTGTAAAATTAGATCAGCCATGTTAGCCTCTACGGTAGGTTGACTTGGTTAGTCCCTCGCGTCAACGAGGGCATATTAATATTGTACTACATTAAATAATCAATTATTCCCTAATATAGAAAATTCTATATTAGGGAATCTGGACACAGAAAAAACGAAAATTAGGGAACCTGCTAACAAAAACAACAAACTAATAAAACCTATATATATCAATACTTTTCACTGTTAATACACTACTAACAATCTGTTAACAATACTAACTAAAAACCCGTCAATTGATTGACGGGTTTTGATTAATTAAATTTTTTGTACTCTTGTAGTATTAGGTCGGTTGCCTCCTCAATTTGGGTTCCTTTTGATAGCAGTTCAAGGACTTTAGCCAAAACTTGCCTAACTCGTTCTTTACCTATTCCTAATTCTGCTGTAGTTGATGCCACTCTAAAGCGATAGTTCCGATGCCGGGAAGTAACAGGCACTGGGTCAAGATTGTTGTTTTTTGCCCACACTAGATAGATGTAGGCTTGTCTAGGTGTTATCACTTTTGCCCAAAGCAGTTATTCCAGTAACAGTAAATCACTGGAATAACTAAGAATCTATTTAAAATAATAAGCACTAAACCAAGTGCGTGCGTCAGCCGACTACTATTTCAAATCGGTTACTGGGCTTACACCAGCAAGCTTAGAACGACTCATTAACCAGTCTCACCAGCCGACTACTATTTCAAGTCGGTTACTGATCTGCCCAGTAGCTTATGGAGGCTCTAATTAATGGATGCACTCGGTTTAGTGCTTATATTTAAAATATATCATGATAATTTTCAGATAGTTGGCGAAGTGTGACACTTGATAAACTGTCACAATTTAACTCCCACGATATGGGAATAGGTGATTAGATTAAAGTATGGACAAATAGGAGATCAAAGTGAACACGCTAGAAACAAAATTAAACAAGTTGAACGCTCAATTACGAGCGACTCATGGCAATCGTGCTAAAGCTAAATTAGTGATTAAAATCTTAGCGGTAGAAGCCGCAATTGAACAGCTTCAAAAAAATACTATCGTAAGCTTTAAAAGATTGCCTAAAACTCGCACTCTTACCCTAGAAACTTCTCGCCGCGCTTGGAGAGCATGGGTAGCGAAAATCTCACCCGAAAAAGATATTAAGCACGGTGGATTCACTAAGAAGTTTATCGAGCCTGTAAGCCGAAAATTTGAAGGTAAAAAAGGCGAAACATCTGCAACTTTTGACATTCCTATCGATTTAAACGTTATCTATCAAGATAGCGATGGGGATTACTGGGTATTTGAAAATGTCAAAAGGGAAATTCAAAGCATCTCCTATCAAGAAGTATGTTACCGCTTTTCTCAGCGTGCCAGTGCCTAAAGTGGCACAGCAAAACACCTATTTTTACGAATTAGGTGATTTACTTAAGGTAGTTGCACAAAGAACTCCTATTAGGAATTGAAACTATGAACTATAGTTGTAGTTGCGTGCGCTTTATCTAATAATCCCTATTAGGGATACCCCGAAGCTTTTAGTAGGGGGAAAATCATCAAGAAGAAAATGGCTAACTCCAAAAAGGTAATGACTGCTCAAGAATTTGCTAATTATATTAATTCCCAGACTACTACTTCTGAATTTTTAACTGCCGCAGAAGTAACCCATTACAGAAGATCATATTATCGTCCGGGTTCCCTGCTAACCAAAGCTTTTGCTGAAGAAATTATTCAGCGATGGAATAGTATAGATGTGGAAGAAGACGGCGATCCTTATGGAATTTTGGGATGCAACACTAGATAGGTTGAATTGGTTGTCAGTTATCAGTTGTCTTGATTAGAGGATTATTGAAAGTATTACAGTTTTGATTATGCCGATCACACCAAGACAAGCTAACATTTATCGGGCATGGGCTGATTTCTACGGAATTCTTCCTTTGCCCCTTACCGAAAAGCACAAGTTTTATCGGTACAAAGCTAGTAAAAAATTAGCCGAAAAGTTAGGCGTGCAACAAGAGCACGTCCGCCGCGCCGTTTATAAAGTTTATCGGTGCCTGGAATTGGGAGAATTGCTCCCCCCAGAGGAAGAGCATTGTCCCAGGTGCCACAGTCACAATCTTCACCAATTACCCGATACTAAAGCAGGAAATAGGCAATTTTATTGCCAGGACTGCCATCACAAGTTTGTCTGGTTTAAATAAATGCGATTAATAAAAAACATCTTTGCTGGCGAAATTGCATCGGTTGAAAAAATCGAAACAATTGTAAAAGAGATTGATGGTAAAATTACAGGGGAGACTTTGTACACTTTAGGCAGCAAAGTTATTGACCTTTATCATTTTTATCATTATTGGGACGCGGTTCCCACTTACGGGCCTTATGTAAGCGATTGTATTGATTTTTTGAAAATAATGGGAACAGACGATTACACAGATTATCTAAAACGAAATAATTTGATATAATAAACCTAAGTTTACAGGTTCTAAATTTATGGATATTCAACGCACAATGAAAGTTCAAGACAAATTTTTTAATTTACCTGATGAAGCCAAGAAATATGTTAATGACTTAGTAAACGAAGCAAGACAAAACCCTAAATCAACGGTATTGAAAAATTTTTATAATAAAACTATCAAGAATGGTAAAATGGATTTATTGTTAAGTAACATACAAAACCCAACTAAAAAACGTAATTGGTTGGATCAGCTTAAATTTAATATAGCAACAAGTATGTTTTTAATAGTAACAGGCATTTCTATTCCTAAATGTCTTCAAAAAAACCATAATCTTTTTATGTTGTCCGTGGCAATAGCTTCAAACTTTTTAGTGGAAGGTAGTTACGATGAAAGATACAATACTCGAACTCTTTGGTAATTGTTACCAAAGAGTGACAGTTTATAAAGAGTGACAGTTTATCAAGTGTCACTGTGGATACTTTTGTACTGGACTGATTGTCCGATTTATTGCCGATTTTCAGCATATTTGGTTGTTATACGTCCATTCTTATTGATTATCACCGTTGAGAATATCACTAAGCATTTTTAACTACTATAAAAGGTTGTTCCTTTAGATCAACTTAATTTTATCGGTTTATTTTTTGGTTACACGGCACAAAACTTATCAATTTGGCATAATATTGATTAATCGAGATTACATTTTAGTTTAATGCCAAGACGAAAAAAAGTACCCCCAAATAACTCAACCCCAACCCCTAAAAGCCCTGTATCAGGCAAGGCTAGTCGGTTTGATAATCTAATACCAAACGTACCTATCGAGTTTGGGCATTATCCCATTTGGGAAAGACAACCCTACGAAATGGCCCAATGGTTTGAAAAATTTCAAGCTTTTTATGTCCATCTTCCCGCGGGGTACAGATCATTAAATCGTGCTTTTAATGATTGCGCTGCGTCGGCAGGTGAAGATATTCCAAAGACTGAAAGTAAACGCAGTATTACTATTCCGGAACAATGGCAATTAGCCTATAAAATGTATCGATGGGAAGATCGAGCTAAAGCATATTGGCTTAAAAAGATACAAGATCAAGAGGCTTATAGAGATGGAATTTTAAAGCAAATAACAGATAAAAGCATAAGGAATGCGTTTAGAACACTCGAAAAAAGCGAGGAGATAAACAATCGTTCGCTAGACGACCCTAACGGTAATTGGAGTCACAAAGACGCTGTGATCATGACTAAAGCTGTCACGGAAATAGTAGAAAAAGCATTAGGGCTTGACACTGTAGAATATGCTATTAGTATTTTACAAAAAAATGGGTTGGCCGCAATCGACCCCGACGGGAACCTGATAGGACAGCCAACAAATAAAGGTAATTTAGAAAATGAAACTATCTTATAGAAATCTCTCAAAGATAAAAACAGCGACCGAAAAATATCGACTTGTTAACACCAAAGAAGAAATTGTTTTCCCTCAATTACAAGAGGGAAAACAAGCTTTATTTGGAAAAATTGACGCTGATGTAATTATATTCGGTGGAGCCGCAGGAGCAGGAAAGACCAGAGCCTTATTAACTGATTTTGTTCGTCAAGAATATATTGACAATCCTGATTACCGGGCTGTCATGTTTCGCCGGACTTATCCTGAATTTACTCAAGCTGGGGGATTAGTAGATGAAAGTCGTAAAATCTATTATCCTATCAAGGGTACTTTTATAGAAAAGCCTAGTCTTGAATGGCGGTTTCCTAGTGGTGCTAGGGTATCTTTTAGGCATTTACAGCATGAAAAAACCGTGCATATTTATCAAGGCTCTCAGATTACTAGGATCGGTTTTGACGAACTAACCCATTTTACGCGGGAACAGTTTTTCTATCTTCTCTCTAGAAACCGGTCTGTATCAGGAATTAAACCCTCTGTTAGAGCAACCTGTAACCCCGACGCTGATTCATGGGTAGCTAGTTTTATCTCTTGGTGGATCAACCCAAAAGACGGTTATGCTATTGAAGAAAGGTCGGGAATAGTTCGATACTTTATTAGGCAGGGAGATACGGTTTATTGGGCTGATAATAAACAAGAATTAATTGATAAATTTAGTCTTAAAGATAAGCTTTTTGAAATGATTCCTAATGATATTCAAAAAAAGTTTTTATTAAATGAAGAAATAAGCATTAAACCAGAAGACTTAATCAAGAGTTTTACTTTTATTCCTGCCACGATTTTTGATAATAGAGAACTGATAAAAGTTAACCCTACCTACTTAGCTAACCTTTATTCACTTCATCAAGTTGAACGAGAAAGGCTTCTTAGAGGCAACTGGAAGATTAAATATGAAGCTGGTACAGTATTTGATCGGACTTGGTTTGAGATTCTCGATAAAATACCCGATGATTGGAAGTTAATAGGTAAAGTAAGATTCTGGGATTTAGCGGCAACTGCCAAAGAAAATGCCGAAAACTATCATTGTTATACCAGTGGCACTCTTGTTTACAAATACCAAAGAATTAAGAACACATTGTCAGATTCAACTGAGATTAAGGAATTTGCTTATGTGATTGCCGATAATATCTGTGAACAGAAAAAGGTAGGGGAAGTTGAATTAATGCTTAAAAATACTGCTGAATTAGATGGGAAAACTGTAGCTGTAAGATGGGAGCAGGAAGGGGGGTCGAGCGGTAAATTTGTCGAAAATACCATTACTAATGTAATTAGAGAAAATCATCCAAACCATGATGTTAAAGCGATCGTACCTCAAGGGGATAAGCTAACGCGAGCTTTACCAGTAGCCACAGCAGCCAGCCGGGGACAAATCTTTATCTTAAGAGATGGGACGTGGAACACTCGGTTTTTAAATGCCTGCCAGGGTTTTGATGGTAGCAAAAAAACACCCCCGACTAATGACATCGTAGATAGCCTATCGGGAGCATTTTATTCCCTTGAAAATGAGTTTCAGGGACATGAAAAGGTTATTAGCACGATTGTTACTTCTGCTCCTGTTAATCGGTTTAGGAGCGGTTTTAGGGGTTAGTATCAGTAGCCACATTCCCAAACGATACCAGAAGTATTAATGTTAATTTCCTCTATTTCGATTGGATTGTCATTATTGCTATTAAAATAATTGCACCAATGCCAGATAGCCTTTGTTTCTGATTCTGCTGCAACAAGAAGACCAAATGATGTAACTGAATCTCTAATTAGGTACAGATTCATAAATCCTCGTTAACAGTTGTAAAAATATTCTAATCAATTTGATTTACTAGAGACTGTTTTTTAGCAATTTCTTTGTTATCAAACCCACAAAGAAAATAAAAACAGACCTTTTTCTCTAAAAGAGATAATTGATGCCAGCAAAGCCAAAAATGACGCTGGCTTGGAGACATACATTCTTCAATTTCTTCTTCCATTGTTTTACTCCTCATTGATTACGAAGAAATCGTGAACAAAATAATTGACAACCTTGACCGCTTCCTTGACTCTTGGAATAAAGTCAATATCTAAGTTAATAAACATAAAAGGGTCTTCTGTTTTTTTTGTGTTTTCCAGCTTATGGTAGCAGGATATGTCCAGTAAAAAAATATCTCCCGTTTTTAAGACTAATTTTTGAGTATCTTTTCTTTGGACTAATAAAGAGTTTATTTGATCATCCATACTTTTAAAGGGAGTATAATTTTTCAGGAGTTTTTCTAAAGTATTATTGTTTACTGTAGAAGAGTAGAGTTCGTAGTTGTCGCTCTGAACAACTAAAATAATTGAATATTTTTTATCTTCATCAATGTCGTCAGTGTGCCATTCTACCCCTAACGTCCACCATAGAGAATAAGGATCAAACAACCCTGAAGGACTGTTAACCCAATTGTGTTTTGCTCTTGTAGAAAAGGTAGTAGAACTGTAAATCAATTCTACTATCTTGTTTAGCTTGTCTAGATTGTGATATTTGCCTAATTTATACAGAGGTTTCATTTTTTTTGTTTGGTTGATGATTGTTGACTGATAACTAATAGCTGATCGATAAACTAAGTGAATAGTCTTGATGCAATACTGCGTAAATACATCCATTCTTCTTCAAGCATTAATTCCGGTTTAGAAGAACTGGCTATATTAAACAAACAAAAGTTAATTTCGTCTATGGGATTACCATCGTAGAATAACTCAATATCAGTATTTGGGAAAAATGCAAAAAAGCCAAACTTAAAGTCGGCATTTTGGCGATTTTCGCAGGTTAGTGTAGCAAAATGATCTGAATTTGAACTTATTTTTAGTTTCCAGTCAATAATTAAAGGAAAATCTTCTTTGCAATGTTCTCTTTCCTTTACCCATTTAGCAATTTCGTCGATTATCCATTTTTGATCCTTTTGGATAAAATAATGAACTCCTTCTGAGTATTTAAAAGGATAACCTTTCTTTGTTTCGTACCAGTTTAACTTGAACTCTTGCGGGGCTGAGTTAATCTTAGGGAATTGTCCTATATCTATCATTGTCATTGTTTTACTCCTAAATAATGGTTACTGATAACCTTAATTTTCTATGCGCCAATCTGCATTTGCTACAGCATCATCTTATTAGGTTTCACTTCGTTGAGTACTGATTGGACAACCTACTTCTTTATCTGTTTTACACACAAATATCCTCTATTTCCGTCGTTCTGACGGAAATTCAATTCGGTAAATGTTCCACACCTCCAAGATGGAAGCAATAGTACTTTTGGGTTTTCGTGTCCTTGTGATGCAAGGTAGTGATTAGCTTTGTGGAGTGTTTGACCTACTCCAAACACTACCATTACGATTAAGGTAGCAATCAAAATATACGATGCGTTCTCTAGCCTTGCAATTGTTCCTAGTATTTTTCTGGATTCCTCGTTCATGTTCATGTTCAAATATATCGGTTTGTAGGGGGAGGAATTGCACCTCCCATTTTAGGATAGCCGTAACTCCTTCTATCCTCATCAGTGCCTAGAATTGAGCCGCTAGGCATACGGGAAAGGTTCCCGTTTCGGATCGGCTAGGGCTTTTGTAAGAACAAGCACCCTAGAACGTTCGAGGGATTAGACTTATCCCGGACGATTGCACCAGGGGCAAGGCAGTCCGGCCGTCCTTGCCTACTAGCGGCCGCCGCCACTAATCCTGAGACAATATAGTACACCTCCTCCTGATACTTAGGGAGTCCCTCGATCTCCCCGTAGATAACGGTTTCTACTGGGATACCGTCAATGGGT